GAATCCGGACTTGGAGACCGATCCTGTCTATCAGGATTTCGTGATCAACCCGCCCAAGGGCGCAATCACCGTTCGCACCAGCTACAAGGACAACATCTGGCTCTCTGAGGAATCGAAGCAGAAGATCGATACGCTTCGGGAACGCGATTACGACACGTTCCACCATGTCTACGAAGGCGCCACTCGCTCAACCGTCGAAGGCGCGATTTACAAGCAAGAGATTGCAGTTGCTGAGAATGAAGGTCGGATTCGCGAAGTTCCTTACGATCCGATGCGCCCTGTCGATACGTTCTGGGATCTGGGCTTTGCCGATCGGGTAAGCATCTGGGCAGCACAACGCACGCCATTTGAGATCAAGGTCATTCGGTACTTTGAGGGCGACCATCAAGCCATTGATTACTACCTCCAAGAGATGCAGAAGTGGGGCTATGTATTCGGAACCTGCTATCTGCCCTGGGATGGTGGCACAAGGTCGTTAGGCACAGGCAAGTCAATCGAAGAGTTGATGCGAGCGAAAGGATTCAAAGTCCGTGTTAACCGACAACTCTCAGTCGCCGATGGAATCAACGCAACCCGAACGATCTTTCCCCAGCTTTACTTCGACCATAAGTTATGTGCGGACGGTCTCCAGTATCTACGCCGTTATCAATGGGGTCCCCCGACCGCTCTTGGTGTGCCCCGTAGCCAACCACTGCATGACGATGCTTCACACCCTGCCGACGCGCTCAGAACGCTAGCAGTGGGTATCAAGGAACCGGAGCGACCTAAACAGCAAGTGAACGCCCCGCCCCGCAGAGTCTCAGCCTGGAGTTGATATGCCCTACAAATCACTGGCGCAAGAGCGCTATTTCAATGCAAATCGCGGCAAGCTCGAGAAGCAAGGCGTAGACGTGGGCGAGTGGAACGCTGCCTCTAAGGGCAAGAAGCTCCCCGCCAAACTCACTAGCACCGCAGCGGCCCGTATCCGTGCGAAAGCCAAAGGAGGCAAATAGTGGACGATCAGAACGGCATAGCAGGCGGACTCGCCGATACGTTCCACAAGTTCATCACTGGCGACACCTTTATTCAAGGCATGAAGGATATGTGGGCGAAGCACGTCAGCTCACCAGCCCCGAGCGACCATGACAAGGCGATTGCCGACATGAATGCGCAAGCCAATGCGCACAAGAACGACGCCGCGAATCAATCCTTCATTAAGCCTGATGTTGCAGCCTCCATCCGCGCAAAGGCGAAGAAGTGAACCCTGTGGCTCTCGCCATTGAAGCGCTGTTTCGCAGACTCCGAAAGATACTATGCCCATTGATCTAGGCCAGAATCAGAACTCGAGAGCCTTTGTGGAGCGCCAGCTTCGCAGATTCGGCATCGGCTCTATCGCAGACGCCATCATTGCGCTGGCAAAGACCATCCGCGACCATAAGCACCTCGAAACATTCCTGACCTCGATTGAGAGCGTAGCGGATCGGCAAGAGGTCTATGACTCAATCAGGCCGCATCTCCGCTTTCAAGCCAAGCCTTTGGATGTCTATGTGGCATCAGCGGGCCAGATGGCAGAGCGTGAGCAGCTTCCGATTTTAGGGGAGGATGGGAAGCTGCATGCGTTCAAGCCTGCGCAGGATGTTAAGACTGTCGAGAACATGCTGGCAGCTGCGATCGCGGCCAAGAAGCTGACATTGACGTGCATCCGGTGCGACAGGCAGGAAGAGTTCTATCAGGTAGGGCTCGAGACAGAGGTGGACGTGAGAAAGAAGGCTCTCACCGCAGGCTGGGTTCTATTCCCTGAACAGAAGTGCCCCAAATGCTTTGAGCGCGTGAAACCTGCACAACTCAACTAATTCACCGTCGTGAGCGACACGACGCAAGGAGCGACAAATGAAAAAGAAAGCCAAGAAGACGGGAAAGCCTCGTCTTACCGTTGCAAGGCTAGCCAAGGAAGTGGAAATAAGCAGACGGCAAGCTTATATGGATGTGTCGGATCTGACAGCCGCATTCGATTCCCGCATTACGCGGCTGGAAGGTGAAGCAAATAACCGCTCTTATTCTATCGAAGATGCGATGACTCAAGCGGTACTACCTATGGTCAACAACTCAGCCATCTCCCTGAGGGGAGAGATCCAGGTAACGAAGTGGAATGCGGACCAGTTATTGGCGAAGTTATCGGCGCGACTTGCAGCCGCCGAATCTGCCATTGAGTCGCTACAGGTTGCACGTGCAAGCGGGGCCGGTCGGTCGCTCCTCCGGCCCCTTCTAAGGAAACTACGACTTGCCAGATAAAGATCCCGACATCGGTACAGGCAACACGGATCTGCTGAAGCGGATTAAGCAGCGCTATCGCTATGGCATCGACAAGTGGGACCGCAACCGCAAAGAAGGCCAGAAGAACATGAAGTACGTCTCAGGCGATCCCTGGGACGATGCGGACAAAGAAGCACGCAAGGACCGGCCCACAGTCTGCCCTGACGAGCTCAACCAGTACGTCAATCAGGTCGTTAACACCGCTCGGCAGAACCCCAGAGGCATCAAGGTTGATCCAGCCGGGGATGACGCGACAGACAAGCTAGCCGAGTACCGCGAGAACCGCATCCGGGCCATTGAATATGCCTGCAATGCGAGCCAAGTGTATGTGAACGGGCTTCAGGCAGCAGTTGAGAGAAACATCGGCTATTGGAAGGTCACGCGGGCATACGTTTCCGATGAGTCCGATGAGCAGGAAATAGTCATTCTGCCCGTAATGAACCCGGATTCAATCGTTGCAGACCCGGATTACAAGGAACTGGACGGCTCAGACATCAAGTGGGCATTTGAGCTGGACCGCATGCCCATCGCGGACTTTGAGACGGAGTTTCCCGACGCCGAAAAGACGAGTTTCACGGCAGAAGACTTCGGCTCTGAGTATGCAAGCGACTGGTACGACACCAAATCCATCCAGATTGCCTCGTATTGGGAAGTCAAGCAGGTTGCACGGAAGGTAGGCAAGAAGCAGAGAACGTCTTACAAGCGCACGGTAACGCAGTATGTGACCAATGGTGTCGAGATTCTGCGCAAGACGGTTCAGCCAGGGCCTTACATCCCGATTGTTCCGGTATTCGGCAAGGAACTATGGGTGGATTACGGCACTGGTGCTGAACGCGTGCTATTGTCGCTGGTTTCGCTGGCACGTGACCCACAAAAGGCATTGGCCTATGTGATGAGTTCGATGCTCGAGAACTGCGGGCAGCTTCCCAAAACGCCATATATCGGCTATGTGGGGCAGTTTGAGACCGATAAGGACGCGTGGGATTCGCTGAACCAGCTTTACCACACGCGAGTTCAGGTTGATCCAGTCGTAGACGGCGGCAATGGGCAGGTTCTGCCACTCCCGCAACGCGCCTCAAACGTTCCCGACTTTGGCGCGTATTCCATCGGTGCTGACATCTGCCGCAGAGCTATTCAGGCCGCAATGGGCATCGCTCCGCTCCCCACGGCTGCACAGAGATCGAATCAAAAATCAGGCGTTGCGATTCAGAAGGTGCAAGCAGAGCAGGCAATCGGCTCCTATCATCTCGTAGACGCCTACGAACGCGCAATCAAGCTCACGGGCCGCATCATCAACAACTGGCTGGCAGAGATCGACCTTGGAGAGACAAAGCGCCCCGTGCGGCTTGCAGACGGAAAACACCAGCTTGTAGCGATCAATGCGGCAACCGTCGATGCGGATGGGCATGAATATCACTTCCCCATCGCAGACGATAAAGGCCGCTATCAGGTCACAATCTCAACGGCTCCCTCGAGTGATTCACAGAGAGACGATGCACGAGACTTCGTGGCTAATTCGCTGGTGCCGAATCTCAAGACTCTGCCGATCGGACCGCAGCAAGCAGCGCAGATCCTGTCTACCTCGATTCGCATGATGCAGCTTGGGCCGATGGGCGACCAGATGGCCGACATCATCAGCCCGCAGAACAACAACCAGGCGCAGCAGATGGACCAGATGCAGCAGCAGATGCAGGCTCAGGCCGAACAGTTCCAGAAGATGCAGCAGGAACTTCAAAAGCTCCAGTTGCAGCAGGCCGGCAAAGTTATCGAGATGCAGGGCAAGATGCAGTTGCAGCAGCAGGATGCTCAAGTCAGGCTCACAGAGGCCAATCTGGACCGCCAGACCAAGCTCGAGGTTGCAGAGATCGGCACCAAGGCTCAGGACGAATCCGAGCGCAAGCAGTTGTTCGGAGAACTCGAGTCACAGTTCCACGATCAGGCGCATGACGTTGCAATGCAGGCTCACCAGCAGGCGCACGAGAAGGATCTTGCCGCGCAGCAACATCAACAAGCCCTTGAGCAAGGCGATCAGCAAGCTCAGAACCAATCCGCACTAGCCGACCAGCAGGCGGCTAATCAGAGCGTGCAGAGCGCACAAGAAGCCCAGCAAGCACAAGAACAGCAAGCTGGAGACTAAAGTATGCATTTCCCCATATTCGATGTCGTCATCTTCGAGGATGACCGCGAAGAGCATAAGACGTTCAAGCGCATTCTCATCGAGTTACGCCAGACCAACCAAACGCTAAAGGAGATCAAAGAGGTTATGAGCACAATCCCTCCGGGCCTTCAGGCCCTCGAAACCGCCGATCAGTCGCTCGTTGACGCGATCACCGCCCTGTCGCAAGCAAT